TGGCGTCGAAGGTATGTGGCGGCGCGACTTGCAGGGTGGTGACGGAGCCTTGTGCCGACAGCGAGTACGTCACTTTGGATATCAGCATGTCTCCGTCGAACCCCAGCACCGGATCGATCACTCGCACTAAGGCGTTATGCCGCCACAAGTCACCATTGGCCTGGCGCCAGCCCTGCACGCGGTAGGTGGTGGTCAACGCCTTGCCGCTGCGGATGGCGCTCTCCCAATCGGCCCGTTGCTGGGCCAGTTCGAAGGTCAATTGCGCGCTCTCGCTGATCACCGTCACCCGCTTGCGCTTGAAGCTCCAGTCGGTGGCGGTGCCGGAAACTTCACTGACCGCCACCCCGCTCTGCTGGTCGTTGCCCTTGTGCTGGCCGATGACCCGGTATTCGGAGAACACCTGGCTGTAGTCCATCGGTGCGCTGCCCGACAGGATGTTCTTGCCCAGCTCCAACACATCACTCGCCCGCCCACCGCTGCCGGGTTTAGCCAACAGCACGCGCCCGTGGGCATCGTCGGTGGAGAACACGCGGAACAACGTCAACAAACGATCGATGGACTGAAAGACCGTTTCCCCCGGCACGATGCTGTGTTCGCTCAGCCGCGCGGTTTCCGGGATCTCACTGACCACACCCACGCCATATTGCGCCGCCAGGACCTGGACGATGCTCAGCAACGTTTGCCCGCGCCATTGCGTCGGACTGTTGATCGCCGCGCAGTCCACCAGGTCCTGGGTCTTGGAGCCGCCTTCAATGCTCAGGCTGATCTGCCGGCCGTCATAGCTGACCGGCGCCTTGAACACATAGCCGCTGAGGACCAGGTCGGCACCAATGCGCACCTGGCATTCATCGCCTGGACGGATCGGCACCGCCTGGGTCTGCCCCGGCCATTGCCAGGTGATGTCGAGTTTGAAGGTGCGGAACTGGCGCTCCAGGTCCGCACTGATTTCCACGCTTTTCCAGCCGCCGTAATCCAGCCCGCCGACGGTCAGCGAGACGGCATTGTCGAGCTCGTTCATGGCTTACTCCCCCGAGACTTTCAAATCGTTGGGCGGCAGGAAACCGGGATGGGCGACGCCGTTACGCTGGGTCACTTCTGTCACCCGGGTGGCATCGGCGAACTGCTGGTACGCCACCACCAGCGCCGGCAGGCTTTGCTTGAATGACAGGTTGATCAACCTCACGCCCGAAGACGCCACCGCCGTCAGGTGCGCGGCCATTTGCTGACGCAGGGTGTTCATCGCCTGGTAGTGCTGCGGATCAGCCTTGAGGGAAGCCTGCCAGATCGCATCGTTGAGGGCGTCGCGCAGGGCCAGCACGTCGTCGGCGACCGGCACGTCCCGGCGCTGGACCGGTTGCACGGCCTGTTGCGCCACCGACGGCGTGGCGCCCAACTTGACCGCGGGCGCCGCCACCGGCATCGCCGCAATCCATTGCGCGGCCTGCACCAGCAGCGTGTCCTGTACCAGGTCGGCGACGGCCTGGGCCGCCGCCGTGGTGTCCTTGCCGGTGGTGAGTTTGGGCGCGTCGGCCTTGCGAATGGCCTCCACCTGTTGCGACACGCTGGCAATCACGCCGCGATAGCCGTCACGGGCAAAGTCCTTCAGTTCGCGGATGTCACCGAGCAGTCCCTTGAATTCGGCCGCCACTTCCTTGGGCAATTCTTTCACAGCCTTGACCAGATCGCTGAGTTGCCGATAGGTCTCGATCAACGGCTTGAGCTCCTGCTCGATCACGCCATAGATGTCCTTGAGGCTGTTGCGCAGGTCAGCGATGCCGATCCGTGCAGCCTTGATCAACGTCATGGCGTCTTCGAAGCGTCGTACCGCCGAACCGAGGAAGCTGTCGGCCGAGACCAGCAGCAGTTTCTGGCTGTTGATCGTGGCCGAGGGGAATTGCAGCGGCTGGTCGGGGTAGAACTTCAGGGCAAACGTGACGAGCCCGCCATCCTGGCGGGTCTGGGTCATGTCACATTCGCCGACCTTGACTTGCAGGCGTCCCAGCCATGGGTGCACCAGCTCGCCGCTGCCCTGCTCCAGCGCCTTGAGCAGCTTGTCGCGCTGCTCCAGGCAATCGGGGCCAACGATGAACGCGGTCAGCTCATGAATCTTCGCCTGCTGCCCAAGGCCCTCGAAAAAGGGCTGGTCGCGCTGTGGATATTCATGCAGTTGGCCTTTGTGGCCGACCGGGGTTTTCGCCTGGTCGACCCAGAACCCGACGCCACGAAACGACGCCGGCAACAAACGATCACGCCAGCTCATTGGAGCCTCCTGTGGAAAGTGAGCGATAGCCGACGCGCGAACTCACCGCCAGGGCCGGTTGATTGGTCTGGGGCGGATCGGCTCGCAGCCCGGCCGGCGCGTTTTCGAAACGCACGGTCAGGCCGCCTTCGAGTTGCGTGCGGTTGTTGGCGGCGCTCTGTTGCACGAGGTTGCTGGAGGTTTGCGGCAACGCTCCAGGCGCCAGCTCACCCTTGCCTTCGGCGTTGGTGACGCGCTGCGCCTCGGTCAATCCTTCGACCTTGGCGGTGAACGAGGTGATCATCTCGCCGAAGCCGCCGTTGAAAAACGCCTTGATCGGCGCGATCACCGCCTGCAGCTCGCTCCACCACTGGCTGAACCACTCGCCCACCGGCCCCCACTGCTTGGTCAGGCCTTCGATGGGCGACCAGTCGAACAGGCCGCTGAACACCGCCAACATGATCGACACCTGGTTGCGGATGCCTTCCCAGATGCCGGCGAAGACCTCGCCGATCGTGCCCCAGTTGGCCATGATCAGCCCCAGCGGCGTCCAGTCGAACAAGCCTTTGAGGGCGTCCATCACTGGCACGGTCAAGGCTTTGAGCAGATCCCAGATTGCCGCGAACAGCCCAGTCAGGGGCGTCCAGTTGGCAACGATCAAACCCAAGGGTGACCAGGCGAACAGCGTCTGCATGAAACCGATTACCGGCGTTGCCGCCGCCACGATCACATTCCAGAGCGCGCCGAAAAAGCTGCTGATCGGCCCCCAGTTGCTGATCACCTGCCCCATCGGGGTGTAGGCGAACATCGTCTTGAAGAACTCGACCATCGGCAACACGATCGGCGCGAGCCGTTGCCAGAGCCCGGCAAAGAATGCCGAGATCGGCGTCCAATGGGCGATGATCATCCCGGCCGCCAAGGCGATGCCCATGGCAATCAAGCTGATGGGGTTCATTTTCATCGCCAGGCTGACCACTTCCATGGCCTGGCTCGCACCGCTGACCGCGGTCTGCATCGCGTTGAACGCGACAACGCCCGTCGCCAGGCCCTGGACCAGTTGCGGATTGTCCTGCAGCACCTGGGCCACGCTGCTGATCATCGGCTGCAAACCGACCGCCACCGCGTTGACCGCAGGCCCCAGCGCCGAACCGAATTGCACCGACACGTTGCTGATGGAAGTCTTCAATCCATCCAGATTCTGTGCCGCTACACGAGGCGCTTCAGACGCCTGGACGGCATTGGCCGCCACGCTCGCTGCGCCCGCTTCGTCCTTGAAGGCCAGCGCCGACTTGAGCCCGTCCATGAACGGTTGGGCCAGGCCACCGCTGGGCAGCAGACCGGAGATATCCAGGCTGCCCAAACCCGTGGCATCAAGGTTCTGCTTGAAACCCGCGACCTTTGCACGAAGGCTCGCGAGCTTGGGTGACAGCTCGTCGATGCCCGTCAGCAGCACCGCTTTTTTCTCTACCTTTTCTGTGTCTGCCATCACTGCACCTGCTGCATCGCATTGATCCGTTGCGCGTGCTCCAACGATTCACGGAGCACGTCCAGTGGCCTGGCCATCATCTGTTCGGGGTCAACCTTCCAGAACCAGGCCAGGTCATAGGCGGCGGCGATCAGGTCGCCGATGGTTGCGACGCCGCACTCATGAAAAAACTCGCGACGGCCCAGCTCAAGGCATTGAGGTCAGCCAGGTCCAACTGGTTGACCGACGACGGCGGGATGCCGGCGCACACCGCGATGTATTTGGCCGCGACGTCCATGTCCAGGCTCACCTCCTCGCTCTTGTCGATCTTGTACGGCAGCGCCTTGATCGCCCGGACTTCCTGCACCGTCGGACGGCGCAGGGTCAGCTCGCTCAATGGCTCGCCGTGGGCCTCGATGGCCACGCGCAAGGTCACGACGTCAGTCATTGCCAGGTCCCCTTGATGCCTTCGAATTTCAGCTCGATGGTGGCGTCGTCGCCCTTGGAAACCGGCTCCTCCACCAGGTAGGCGCCGGCCAGCACGTAGATCTTGCCGTTGTTGAATTCGCAGGTGACGGTCATGTCGGTGCCGGCCACCAGTTGCTTGAGCGGGAAGTCCGCGGTGTGCAGCGCCGTCACCTTGAAGGACGGGGCAATGTCGGTTTCCTTGTAGAAACCCGGTACGACGGTTTCGCGTTTGGTGAACATCAGCGGCGCTTCGCAGCCGCCGTTGATGGTCAGTTGAGCGCCGTCCACTTTGACGTAGCAGGTGCCCGCAATCAGTTGACCCATGGTGTTTCTCCCTTCAAATAAAAAGCCCACGCGAGGTGGGCTGAATCAAGCAATTGAGCATCACTGTCAGGCAGCGGCGTCGTATTGC